CATAATTTCCTCTAAGTTAATTGATCTCATCAGTTAGCGCAATACGCTAAGACGGGCGCGAACCCGTTTCGATCTAGTTAATAAAATTGGCTAGGTAACTGTTCTTCTTGGGGCTTTCCGTGAACCATTACGTCCCAAACATTGTTTAAAAGCATTTGGGCTTTTTCTTCTGTTAATCCCTGAGCTATTGCTGCATGGTAAAAAGCAATTGCCAATTTATCTGCTTCTTTAACTGTTGTTTTCATCTCGAACCCTTTTATCTATTGTGTTTAACTTCTGTCATGTATTGCATGAAACACCATTAGATCATAAGTAATTAACTTGTGCAATTACTTGAGTAATGCGTAGGGTTATTATGTTGCTTATTTACCAATGGCTCATTCGGTGAGCTAGTGCGCGATCAAGTTTAAAAGCCCGCTAATCTTTCGTTCTGGAATAGCTTAGTCGGTAATCTAGTAGGGAGAGAACATAAAGCAGATACCTGTAATCCACTAAACTACTGTATGCTTATACAGTGTTTGTGGTAATATAGGCTCAATTCCTAATATATACCCATTAAATGAAGATACCAAAGCTAAACAAAGAACAAATAAAGAACAGTCTGGCACAGTTGCCCCCAGAGGTCATATTAGGTAACCAGCGCAATCTAACCCATAAGCAGAAACAGTTTGCGCGGGGGTTAGTAGATGGCCTCAACCAGACGGAAGCATTCGATAAAGCCTACCAGCACAAGGGCAAGCGCAAGACCATGAGCGACAATGCGAGCAGATTGGCAAAAGATAGCAGAATACAGGCAGAGGTCGAGGCTCTAGAGCGGGCTAAAGCATATGTTGATTACCAGACAAGTGCTGAAATGATCAGGCGGTTGCGTTCCCTTGTAGTATCTCAACTCACTAAGGAAGCCACAGATCCCAATAGTAAGGCTGGCGAGCGCATACAAGCGCTATCTAAGCTAGGACAGGTTGCAGAGCTATCGGTTTATAAAACCGTAAGCGAGCAGATAGTCCACAAGTCCAGCGATAAGATACGCGCCGATCTAATGGCACAGATCAAGGAAGCCATGCAAGCTAACACTATAGATATGGACGATCAGGACGCTATCGACTTGCTAGCAGAAATCAGCGGGCAAGCGAGGCCAGCCCCTTTCGAGGACGGCGCGGGCGCGACCCCACCCGACCCCGACCCACCCTTTTTAAAAACTAGCGGGACTCCATTAATACATAGTAATCCAGACACCCAATCCTCATCCAAATCCATTTCCTCTAAAAACGCCCCAATAGAATCAACGAGTTACGCTCATGTGGAAACGTTACCACATAGAAATGACTCGGAAGAGGGGGGTGGGGGCACAAAAAACCACCCCGATTGGCAAGAAGTTTCTACAGGGAACACCCCCCCTTCTGTTTCTAAACAAAATGGGTAGGGGTATGTATATTTTTAAAAAAGCGGTTTGTCAGATATCTGCTAAACCGATCACCCATGACTGATAAGCAAGCCTACATCTATAGGATTATTAATGAGCATTGGAAGATGCATGGGTTTGGTCCTTCCATAGATTACATTATGTCAATGACGGGCGATAAGGGTAGAGGTAATGTACATCGTACTATGAAGAAATTAGTAGAGTTAGGGTATTGCAAGATGCTGCCCAGACACGCGCGGAGTATTCGGCCTTCGTATATTAGGGTGCATAAACTAGAGTGAAGCTAGAAAAACTAATCGAAAGCCTTCCTGCGGACGAACAAGAAACTTTGTTTGCTATGGCACAGGAGTACGCGGACTCATTACGGCGGGAAAAAGCACAGAATGACTTTATGGCTTTTGTCCACCAAATGTGGCCCGGATTTATCAACGGCGCCCACCATAAAATTATGGCGCAGAAATTTCAGGATATAGCAGATGGAAAACTTCGTCGTCTTATTATTAATATGCCTCCTCGCCATACTAAGTCTGAGTTTGCTAGTTTCATGCTTCCTGCGTGGTTTCTGGGAAAGTTCCCTGATAAGAAGATTATCCAGTGTTCCAATACTGCGGAGCTGGCTGTTGGCTTTGGACGAAAAGTACGGAACTTGGTAGGTTCATCCCAGTACCATGAAGTTTTTCCTGCGGTAGATTTGAAGTCAGACTCTAAGGCTGCGGGGCGGTGGGATACAAATAAAGGCGGTACTTACTTCGCTATTGGTGTCGGCGGTACCGTTACTGGTAAAGGTGCGGACCTTTTGATTATTGACGATCCCCATTCGGAACAAGAGGCCGCGATTGCCGCAACAAACCCTGAGGTTTACGATAAGGTTTTTGAATGGTATTCCTCTGGCCCAAGACAACGACTTCAGCCGGGAGGAGCGATTGTGGTCGTTATGACCCGCTGGAGCCTAAAAGATTTAACTGGAAGAATTTTAAAATCGGCCTTCGAGCGCGACGGCGATGAGTGGGAAGTTATTAGTTTTCCCGCAATTCTACCTAGCGAAAAACCATTATGGCCTGCGTTCTGGCCCCTAAATGAACTACTGGCCTTAAAAGAAGAACTGCCTGTTTCTAAGTGGAACGCGCAGTATCAACAAAGTCCTACCTCAGAAGAGGGCGCCCTAGTCAAGAGAGATTGGTGGCAAAAGTGGGAAAAGGAAAACCCACCTCAATGCGAATTTATTATCCAATCTTGGGATACGGCGTTTACTAAGAATGAAAGATCAGACTATTCTGCCTGTACAACATGGGGAGTTTTTTATCTTAATGAAGATGAGATGCAGCCTAATATTATTCTTTTAGATGCGATGAAAGAAAGACTAGAGTTCCCAGAACTGAAAGAGCGCGCTTTTAAGATGTACAAAGAATGGGAACCCGACGCCTTCATCGTGGAGGCAAAAGCCTCAGGAACGCCACTTATATTTGAACTAAGACGTATGGGGATACCAGTAACAGAGTTTACACCCACCCGCGGTAATGATAAGATAGCAAGGCTGAATTCCGTAACAGATTTATTTGCGTCTGGCAAGGTGTGGGCGCCCGGCAAAAGGTGGGCTGATGAAGTAATCGAAGAAATGGCTGCTTTCCCAAACTCGGATCACGATGACTTAGTGGACTCTTCCACTCAAGCTTTGATCCGTTTCAGGAAAGGCGGGTTTATTCGACTACCAACAGACGAAGTAGATGAACCAATTTATAGACGCAAAACCGCGTATTACTAGGAAAAACTATGGCAATTGAAAAAGCACTATACCAACTACCCGAAGGAATTGATTCTTTGGTGGCAGAAGAACCTGATCTTGATATTGAGATTGAGGACCCAGAATCAGTAACTATTGGTATGGATGGCTTAGAAATTAGCCTTGAACCAGAAGAAGAGACTGATGAAGACTTTGGCGCAAACCTAGCTGAGTATATGAGCGAAGGTACGCTATCCCAGATTGCTGGAGATTTAGCGGGCGACTTTGATGCGGACATTGCTTCCCGCAAAGATTGGATTCAAGCCTATGTAGACGGACTAGAACTTTTAGGAATGAAGATCGAAGACCGCATGGAACCATGGCCCGGCGCCTGTGGCGTTTACCACCCATTGCTTTCAGAGGCCGTTGTTAAGTTCCAGTCTGAAACAATTATGGAAACGTTTCCAGCATCAGGCCCAGTAAAGACCCAGATCATTGGTAAAGAAACGCCTGAAAAGAAAGCTGCCGCGGAACGTGTTCAAGCGGATATGAACTATCAATTAACGGACGTAATGCAAGAATATCGTCCTGAGCAAGAGCGTTTACTCTGGGGTTTAGGAATCGCAGGTAACGCATTTAAGAAAATTTATTACGACCCAAGCCTTCAGCGTCAGGTAGCTATGTATGTTCCTGCGGAAGATATTGTTGTTCCTTACGGAGCTTCAAGCCTTGAGTCCGCAGAGCGCGTCACCCATGTAATGCGCAAAAGCGAAAATGAACTACGCAAACTTCAGGTTGCAGGATTCTATAGAGATATAGATCTTGGAGAACCAGACAATGTATTAGATGAAGTAGAAAAGAAAATTGCTGAAAAGCTTGGCTTTAGAGCTACCTCAGACGATCGTTTTAAAGTTTTGGAGATGCACGTTGACCTAGACTTAGAGGGTTACGAGCATGAAGATGATGACGGAGAAGCTACGGGAATTGCATTGCCCTATGTTGTAACGATTGAAAAGGGCAGTAATTCAGTTTTAGCAATCAGGAGAAATTGGAATCAAGATGATGAAACTCATAAGAAACGGCAGCACTTTGTTCACTACGGTTATATTCCCGGTTTTGGCTTCTATTGTTTTGGTCTTATTCATCTTATCGGGGCTTTTGCTAAGTCAGGCACTAGTATCCTCCGCCAACTCGTTGATGCAGGGTCACTTTCAAACTTGCCGGGTGGCTTTAAGACCCGTGGATTGCGTGTTAAAGGAGACGACACGCCGATAGCACCGGGAGAATTCCGTGATGTTGACGTACCAAGTGGTACGATGAAAGACAACATTATGACCTTGCCGTACAAAGAACCATCAATGGTTCTGGCTGGGTTGCTTGATAAGATCGTAGACGAAGGTAGACGCTTTGCCTCAGCAGCCGATCTTAAGGTTGCGGATATGTCAGGGAATACCCCAGTAGGGACAACCCTAGCTATTCTGGAAAGAACCCTTAAGGTCATGTCTGCCGTACAAGCCCGCATTCATTATTCAATGAAACGCGAGTTTAAGTTATTAAAAACAATTATTGCAGATTACACGCCTGAAGAATATTCATATGATCCATCAGAAGGTGATCGTAGGGCTAAGAAGTCAGACTACGACAATGTAGAAGTTATTCCAGTATCTGATCCTAATGCCGCAACAATGAGCCAAAAGATTATGCAGTATCAAGCTGCTCTTCAATTAGCTCAAGGCGCCCCACAACTTTACAATATGCCATTGCTGCATCGTCAGATGTTAGATGTGCTGGGAATCAAGGATGCATCAAAGCTAGTACCTTTACCAGACGATCAAAAACCGCGCGATCCAATTACTGAGAATATGGATAATCTTAAGGGTAAACCCTTGAAAGCATTTATATATCAGGATCACGATGCCCATATTGCTGTCCATACGGCAATGATGCAAGATCCAAAAATTATGCAAACGATTGGTCAAAACCCACAAGCTCAAATGATTATGGGCGCGTTAATGGCGCATATTCAAGAGCATTTGGGTTACGCATATCGCCAACAAATGGAAGATATGATTGGCGTTCCAATTCCTTATAGTGAGGAAGATGACTATGAAATGTCTGAAGAGGTTGAACTTCAGATTGCTCGTTTAGCCGCGCCCGCAGCACAAAAGTTATTGCAAATGGATAAAACGGCTATTGCAGCGCAACAAGCGCAACAGGCTGCCCAAGATCCGTTGATTCAAATTCAACAACAAGAGTTACAAATTAAGGCTCAAGAAGCTCAAACTAAGCAAATGAAAGCACAGTCTGATGCGCAGGCTAAGGCACAACAAATGCAGATAGAGCAAGAACGAATTGCATCACAAGAACGTATAGCGGGAATGCAAATAAACGCTAAGGTACAAAAAGACAATGCAGACCTCCAAATTCAACGCGAAATTGAATCTGCAAGACTTATGTCTAAGTCAACATCGGAAGCAAACAAACTTGGAGTGGACATTGCCAAGCACAACCAAATGATGTCCAAACAAACGAATAAAGGTTAATGATGTTAGAAAAAGCGCTTAATCATCTGACTGAAAAGATAGATGACAAAGTTCAACGATTGCAGGAATCCCTTGGTACAGGAGCAGCTAAAGACTATTCCGACTACCAAAAGATGTGTGGTGAAGTTCAAGGTCTGTTGACCGCCCGTCTTTTTATCGCAGACCTTGCAAAAAACGTGGAGAACTCGGATGAGTGACCAAACGGTAGTAGATTTAGATCGAGCGGTAGATTTATCAGCATTACTCAACAAAGAAGCAGATGAAAAAGCACGACAACTTCCAATACCATCAGGCTACCGCATCCTATGCGCTATCCCAGAGGCTGAAGAAGAGTACGAAAGTGGCATATTAAAGTCTAGCGACACCATTAATTACGAAGAAAAGCTGGCAACAGTACTATTCGTGGTTCATTTGGGTCCTGATTGTTACAAAGACGATAAAAGGTTCCCTACGGGTCCTTGGTGTAAGCAGGGCGACTTTGTAATTGTTAGACCAAACGCTGGAACACGCCTCTTAATACATGGTCGTGAGTTCCGACTCATCAATGATGACTCCGTAGAATCCGTAGTTCAGGATCCTCGTGGCATCAAACGCGCTTAAGGAGTAAAACATGGCTGAAAACCAGCAAGATATGGAAGAATTTGAATTTCCTGACGAAATAGAAGAGAAAAAAGCACCAGAACCTGAAGTTGAGGCTAAATCTGACTTAGATATCGAGATTGAAGACGATACCCCACCCGCTGACCGTGATCGTAAGAATTTACATCCCTCAGTTGTTAAGGAATTGGAAGAAACCGAGCTAGATAAGTACCAAGATGACGCTAAAGACAAGCTTAAACAGCTAAAAAAGGTCTGGCATGATGAACGCAGAGCCAAAGAAGCCGCTTTACGCGAGCAACAAGAAGCTATTCGCATCACAAAACGGGTTATGGATGAGAATAAAAACCTCAAAGAACGCCTTTTTAATGGTGAAACAGCCTATGTTGACACAGTAAAACAGGCAACTGCGCGCGAAATGGATATGGCGAAAGCTGAATTTAAATCCGCGTACGAATCTGGTGATGCAGACAAGCTTCTAGAAGCGCAGGAAAAAATGACCGCAGCTAGTTTGCGGATGGACAAGGCGCAGAATTATCAGCCTGTCTACCAAAAAGCTTTACAAGATGAAGAAAACGATGTACAAAGCAATAATCAGCAAGTCAACGCGCCCGATCATAAAGCAGTAAGCTGGCAAAAACGAAATGATTGGTTTGGTCAAGATGAAGAAATGACCAGTCTTGCTCTAGGATTACATGAAAAGTTAGTTCGCAGTGGTATATCGGCTGGATCTGATGAGTACTATAGCCGCATTGATAACACAATGCGTAAACGATTCCCCGAAAATTTCGAGGATACTAACGAAGACGAACCTGCAAAGGAGAGTCGACCAAAAGCTAGCACGGTAGTAGCGCCAGCAACGCGCAGTACGTCCCCTAAAAAAGTACGTCTGAGCAAAACGCAAGTTCTCTTGTCTAAAAAACTAGGACTGACCCCTGAGCAATATGCCCGTGAACTAACTAAATTGGAGGCCCAAAATGGCTGAAGTAAGAATAAAACGT